GAAGTTGAAGTATTGACCAAACGAACAACAGTCGCACTAGAAAAACTAGTTGCAGTACCTGTTAATGTTGGACAATCGATTTCTTGTGCTAAGATTAGAGTTCTTGACATTATTCAGAATCCTCTTCTGTTTCGTATTCATCTACGACTTCATCATTTTCCTCAACCTCAGTTTCATCTTCGGTTGGATATTCAAACTCTTGACCAAACATCGCATTAGCAACATAAGGTCTAGCAATATCAATACGTTCTGCTGCTTTAGCATACAGAAGTTCCTTCATTTTGTCGCTAACTTCAGCAGGAGAAGCATCAGTAGCGATCAAATCGATAACGTCTTCCATAAAAAATCAATATATTGTTATAATCTATTTATAACTGAGCCTTTTTGGTGTCCTTTTGATATTGTCTATCAACCTCAGCAGCTTGTGCTTCTAAATCTGGTTCCGCTGGAACTTCACCCATTCCCATAGTGTCTGCTCCCATTCCTTCCATTCCACTACCTTCCCCAGGAAGTGCTTCACCACCTTCTGCTTGTGGAAGTGGTTGACCAGTTATTGGGTCAACAGTTGAAGGATCGGGAATAATTCCCTTTTGAATTTCGTCTTCAATCTGCTCATCAATTTCAATGATTTCTTGGTCAGTTTGACGTAGAACTCTCTTACGAACATATTCGGTTGAGTAATACTTACCGATATAAGGTTCGATAGTTGCGAGAATACCAAGTCTATTCTGAACAAGTTCAGATTCTTTGAGTTCTGCAAATTGATTATCATAAAGGAAATCATATTGAATATGATCCTTCATAATCTCCCAGTCTTCTGGAGTTACGATGTTCTTGAGAATTAATTGAGTTTTTAACATATCATTGAACATCTGAGCAAAACGCTTTCTCAGACGACCAACAAACTTAGCAAACTTAAGTTCGTCTCTCAGAATCTCAGAAGAACGACCAAGGTTGAAACCACCATCAGCAGCAATTCTTGACTCAGGAACTCCAAGTGCTCTATAGAGTTTCTTTTGGAAATACTCAATATCAGCAAGTTCACCAAGGTTTTGTCCACCAGGAAGTGTGGTGATTTCTGTACCTCTACCACCTTCACGGCGAGGTAACCAGAAATCCTCAAGCATACTCATAAACTTGCGGTCATCACGGACTTCGCCAGTTTGTGCGTTATAGACCATTTTGTTTCTATAACGATTCATAACTTCACGAAGGTATTGCTCTGCTTTTACCTTGGGAAGATTGCCAACATCGATGTAAAAGATTCTTCTTTCTGGTGCTCTTGAAAGTCTATAGATAACAAGAGAATCCTCAATCATTCTCAATTGATTAAGTGCTTTGATTGCTTTGTGGAGATAAGAAAGAACCGTATTCTTATTTCTATCTACCAGACCAGAAGTACAATAAGTAATTGAATCTTTAGCAATTTTTATTGTATTCTTACCTGCTCCAGATAGATTACCTGTTGGATAATTTGGAGAAGGTGTATATTGGAAATACTCTTCAAATTCTGGACCATTAGAAAAAGCATCATCAGACTTTCCATTCATTCTTACATATCCGTTGTCCGTTTTGTTTGGATTTTTCTTTTCCTGACGGATATATTTCATTTTCAATGGATCAATATATCTCAACTCTTGAATCCCTGCCAGAGGATTCTTGACATCAATTACTTTTAAGTAATATACTCTTCCATCAACATACCAGTTGCGGAATATCTCATGAGACTTTCTATCAAAGTCCATGATTTCCTTAAGGTATTTAAATTCTTCTCTAATCTTTTTCTTTAGAGACTCGCTAGCATTGAGGTTAGAAAGTTCTATTTCTACGGGAGAATCGTAAAGGTCGCTTACGATTGCTTCATTGACAACATCTTCAATGGCACCATCACACTCTGGGTGAAGTGCCATTTCTCTATATCTTCTGATTAAATCATGCTCTGTTTTAAAAACACCCTCAATATCTACATATTGACCGTAAAATCCACTTGAAATATAATGGTCAACCCCGTCCTCATTGGTTTGAGGAACGGGGGATATTACAGAGGGTGATTTATTTTGTTTATCGTCAATAGAAAAACCAAAAAGTTTTGCCATAGTATAATACTAGTGTCCTTTATTCTACTATTTAGTTAATGTCTTCACCACCAGCATTTGTGCCAGTGCCCTTAGTTGCTTCCCACCACTGAACTTGAAGTTCAACAGTGAACTCTTGAATGCCTTGGGCATCGTATGAGAGTTCGATAGGAGCTACCTGAGTTGGGAAAACATCGTAGAAACGATAGGAACGAAGCGTTGAACCATCGCGGTCCAACTGATAAACATAAGCATCTGCCTGATAATCTGCTGGGTTAACCAGACCAGTATTGTCAGAAACACGATTGATTGTGTTCATCCAACGCTCAAAAGCGGAGCGGATGGAGAAGTCAGTATCGTTCAGAACGGTAACGGTCCAAGAATCGAAGGTTCTATCACCTGCGATTTTCAGAACACGACCTCTGAAAGGAACTTCAATCTGAGCAATGTTAGATGCGGGCATATTTGCACCCTTCACCAAGAATCTTGACTTGTCAAGAACATCGGTAGAAGGTTGAGCAGCATCAGGGAAAGTGAGTACGACTTCGAAGAGGTTGGCGCGAGCGCCACCACCCGTTAACTTACTCTTGAAGTCAGTAATCTTTCTTAGTGGGGGTGGATTAATTTGGTTTCTAGCTGGCATTGTTTTTGACCTCTAAGTTAATTAAACGGAACCGATTACTTCTTCAAAAGCAACACCAGTTCTGGTGGCGATGAAGGTAAGACCGATAAAGTTAATCGATCTTGCTGGTTTGATGAAGATGTCCGCTACAAACTCATTGTTGTCGATTACGGCAGCAGTGTTGTTTGTTTCATCACAAATAACAACATAATCAAAGATACCTCTCTTGGATTGTACATCACGGAGGAATGGTTCAACAATGTTTACGAAGTTTGTTCTTGTAATCTCATCGTTGAACTCAAAGAGGAAGTCCTTCGCTGCAGCAGAGATTGCGTCCTCAAGATAGATGAACAGACGGCGGACGTTGATTCTATCGAAAGCAGAAGACTTACCAAATCCAGTCTTATCACCGAAGAGGATGATTCCTGCTCCTGGTGAGAAGATTACAGAGTTAATTCTGTTGGAATACAGAATGTCTCTCTGCTTCTTACCTGGGTTATAGGCAAGTTTTACAGCGTTGAGGATTGAACCTCTTGAAGTTCCAGCAGGTGAGAACCAGGGGAACTGTTGGATATCAGTTCTGGCACAAGTACCAGCAATGTCTCCATTCAGAGGAACATAGCGGAAGGTATCATTGAAGCGGTCGTACATATACTTATAACCACTGTCAAATACTCCATATGTCGTTGAAGAAACAGGAGCGTAGAAACCAACTACGTTATCGGTGATGGTATCAATATCGTTGACGGTGACTGTTCCAACAGCAGAATCATTCAAGAATGCCTGTCTGTATGGGGAAACAAATGCAACTGCATCTTTTCTTGCTTCTGCGACAGCGATTACCTTATTAGCAAGTGCTTGTGCCTGCTCCTTAGGATAGTTTGCAGAACCCATCAGGATGAAGTCAACTTCATACTCTTCTGTGTTTTCAAACTTAGTATATCCGCTGATGATGTCATCAAGACCAGAATACAGTGCCTGAGTGGTCGTCAGATCAGTTTTGCCTTGATAGTTTGTTCCACTGGCGAGAGTGAGTGATAGAGAACCAGCAGCAGCAAAATTAACACTGTCAGCATTTTGGTCCCAACCAGTGTCAGCATCAAGTTCATGAACTGCGGCACCATTATCACTAAATGCGATAGTGGTTACACCAACAGGAGCAGATCCACCGAAGATATACTCGGAATTGGTGTAGAGATACTTTCTCCAGTATGAAGGAGAACCTACAGAATACTCAGCATCTTTTGCCTTGGAAAGGTTCAGGTGCTTCTCAAGGATAGAACCTGCGTTTCCAGTGATTGTTCCTTTGTCATCGATTACAACAACGTGAACTTCGTCAAATCTAGCACCTCTTGCTGCGCCAAATTCGGAAGTACCTGGTCTGTTCGCCAGTGCATCCCATTCTAAGGAACCAACTGTAAGTGAGATTGTTTGGTCTTCAAACCAATCTCTCTCTCCAGTATAGGCAGAGGTTACAAACGATGCTGCTTGTCCAGTTGTGTGGATTGCTACGCTTCCAGTATTAGGAAGAGCATAAACACCGTTTTGCTGATAATCAACGTCGGTCATTGATCCAGCAGCAGATACGTGCTTGATCATCTTGACTGAAAGTTGTGAAGTTCCAATCTCGGTGATTACACCCTGGAAATATCCATCAAGAACAGAAGTTGTTCCTGCTCCAGGAAGAGTAAGTCCAGAAGGAACAGCGGCAGTGAATCCATATCCAACAGAAACACCAGAGGTGCTAATACCAGTCAGAATTTGGTCTGCTTTGCCATCGATGATGGCAACTTTGATTCCGTTTGCCCAAGAACCTGGGTTTCTAGCAGCAACGGTTACACCATCAATCTTATTCTCATCGTAACCGAGTTGTTCGTAGTGCTCGGTGCTCTTAATCTTAACGCTCGAAGCAGCACCAACGAATGCGTTCTTAAGTTCCGCATCATCTGCTCTCGAAACTCTTAATGTTCCACCATAAGCGAGATAAGATGACGCGACCATCCAGTGCTCATAATGCTTATCGACTGAATATGGTCTGCCGAAAGTGTCTAAGAGATCATCCTCATTTTCGATTAACTGAGGAAGATCGACAGGTCCTTTTGCGAATGGAGCAACAATAGCCCCAACCGAACCAGAAACTGGATCGACTCTTCCAATGGTTAAGTCAACTTCTCTTACTACAATTCCAGGAGATGCTAAATTGAGAGGCATCTTGGTGTTCTCCTTGGTCCAGAATTATCTAGAAATATTTATTAAAATATCTATTTTTAGTGGGGAATGATGACGTGATGTTTACCAATCAGGATATTCCCATCTATCTGAACTTTTTTTGACTCTATTTTTGGTGCATTCTTTACATTCATATGAATAAGAAGATGCAACTGGTCCCCTGTCTTTCCTTGTTCTATAAAAATCTTCTACTAAATTTTTAGTCTCACCACATTTCCTACACTTCCTATCATAAAGAAGGAGGTGACCTAATTTTAGTTGGTCATCTAAGTTCATTAATAATATTCCCACATATAAGATCTATCACCATATTCATCGGTATGCCACCTATCTCCATCTTTATCTACAAATACTTGCTCATCGAATCCATCTGATATAAAACCAAATGGTGCCATATCCTGCTCAATCTGATTCTTTTGTTCTTCATAGATTCTTTTGCGAACATCATTGTCCGTCATTTCCTTAAAATAATCTTGCGCCACTAACCAGGCAAAGATAACAAGACACATTGCTAGGTCATCGTTACATCCCTCCTCTGCCTCAAAGGAATTATGTCTCTGTGCAAAAGTTGTCAATTCTGAAATAATTTCATAATCAAGTGTAAGTAATTTGAAATCTTCAATGAGTGTCTTTAGGTTAGAGCATCCAAGTTTTTTAACTTGTGCTGTCGTTCTAACTCCCATCTGTGATTTTTTGCCAGAAAAACCGTGCCCAACAACTTGACCCGCACGACCCCTCATAGCACACATCAGCATATTATCATATTCTAAATCATAGTGTAGGATGTTTGCTACCTGCTCCCCAATATCATTTACTTCAACCAGAACCCAAGCATTGTTGTATCCTTTTGCCGTTTCTTGAATAATATTTGGGAACAACATTGGTTTTATCTCATTGTTCCTGTACTTCGCTACAATCTTATATGGAAACTCTGTAATATCAACAACAATAAATGCTGAATAGTCGTTACCTAAACCACGGGCAACGTCAACTGTTATCAAATAATTATGCTCTTCTATACACTTTTCATAGACATCAAGACCGGCATTTTTTTGAATCGGGTCTTCATAGATTAGGTTTTTAAGAATCGCTGGACTAATAAGTGTATTGACCGAACCTAAGAACTCACACTCAAACTCAACCTTAAACTGCTGTTCTGAAGTGTTGGCAATTGTCTGTTCCTTCCATGCTTCATCTCTACCAGGAACTTCTGACCAATGAACATCTGTGGGTACGTATTCGTTTCTTCCTTTCTCCGCATCGTGCCACATACGGTAGAAGTGATTCATACCCCTAGGGGTAGAAACAATGATTACCTTTGTGCTCTGTCCAGAAGAAATAGTAGGATAAACAGAGGCAAAGAAGTCATCAGCAATGTGATTCGGGATGAACGCGAACTCGTCAAGAAAGATGACATTATAG